GTCCGTTTGGGGTGAGGGCCCATGGCCGTCAGCTACCCGGGTGTACGAGTTGGATCCCCGAGGGGATTCTGTTCCGTGCCCGGGGCCGGCGGTTGGGGTTGCCGAGGTGACCCCTTGGCCGTCTATGGCTCTACCTTCTGCCGGCATTACCGGTTCTCCCGTAGGGGAGGGGCTGGGAAGCGTAAGTGCAGTTAAGGGAAGGCCTAGCTCCCGGCCGGGTTACCCAACGGGTGCTCTAGAAGCGAACCGGACCTGCCGGTCAAAAACAAAGGGAGGTAGGTCCACCTCGGAGGACGGGGGTGAGAGAGACCCCGACTCTAAAAGAGAGGTACCCCTGTCCGGTTACTTAGCCCGGCAGGCGTCGAATTTCCCTGTCCTCCTCGAAGAGGAGGGCTTTAGAGAGGTCTTTCGGGACCAGGTTCTTCGCCTCGTTGGGAAAATAGGGGTGGGATCGAGTGAGGCGGGCTCGATCCCAGCTGTTAGTGGGACTGGCCAGGTCCCTAACCCGAGTGGCTTGGACGTACCGGACGTCCCTTCCCTGGGTGAGCAGCCGCCTATAGTTGGACGTGACCTCCCCAACGAAAGAAAGGAGGTTCACTTAGGTGAAGGGTCAGGATGCCGGCGGATCGCGGTGCTTAAGCGGTTCGTTAAGCTCGGTCTTGGACAATTATTCCGCGAGTTTGGAAGGCATCCTGATCGGAAGCCTGAGTGGTCAAAGCTTCGGTGTGGCAAGGTCCGGGCCACACTAGGGGATTGTTTTGACGGGGTTGACCCCCTGTTTGAATTGTCCCTCAAAAGTATCCAGAAATTGGAGGATCGCTTCTGTGGCCCCTGTTCAGAGGCGATTCAAACAAGTATGGTCAACGACTGGACCGAATCCCGGTTCCGCGAGGTTGCAGTTGACCTCGCCCACGTTGAGCTCTTTAGGGAGCAGTTTTCGCGCAACGTGGAGGAGGGGTGGAACCGGAGGCCTTACCCGTATGTCCCCAATGGACATGCCACTTTGTTTCACTCGCGGCGTGAGGGGGGTAGCTGGAATGAGGAGAGTTTTGAGAATTGGTGTAGGCCAACACTGGTCATCTCGTCGGGGAAGCCCCGCGTGATCACGTGTTTCGCCGAGTTTAACACCCGGGTTCTCACTCCCCTGCATCAGTCCCTCTACGCCGGGCTTCAGGGTAGGAGCTGGCTTTTGGTGGGAGAGCCAGAAAACCACCATGTAAATGCCTTGAACGGCGACGGAGAGTTTGTCTCTCTTGATTATCGGGCAGCTACTGACAGTTTTAAGACTGTCTATGTCCGCGCCGCAATCGAGGTTCTAATCTCGAAGGGGATCGGGATTAACGAGGAGGAGGCACGATGTCTTAGGGCGTTGGGTGAGCTTAGGCTCTCCCCGGACGGCCCTCTTGCAACTCGGGGGCAACCAATGGGCTCGGTGATGAGCTTCCCCTTGTTGTGTCTTTTCAATAAGACCGTGCATGACCTCGCTTTGAACGATCTCCTGCAAGAGAAAAAAATCTCCTTCAAAGAGTGGACGAGACACCGGTGTCTCATAAACGGCGATGACGGTTTGACTCGCTCACCGGTGAAAGGACTCGACTTCCGGAGCCGAATCGATTACCATTCCTCTCGCGTGGGAATGGAGGTCAATTTAGAGAAAAGTTCGGTGTCTGACGAGTTCTGCGAGATAAACTCGACGCTCTTTGCGAAAGGGTCTTGCCCTTCAGGCCCGAAGCTTAATGAAGGAGGAGAAGGGCCAGCCGTTCTCGACTCGTCTGGGCTTACAAGACGAGTCAAAAGCAATCTCTCGGCGCTAAGGATGCGGCCGGAGGTGAACGATGTTCTTGGTTTTGCGGACCAAGCCTGTAGGTCGGATGCTGGTTTTCTCGCAGTGGTTCTAAGGAATCGCCGAATTCTGGCCAAGCAGGTTGACAAGTTTTTTGACCGGCTTAACCTTCATCGGAGGAACCTTCTGTTAAAAGACAGTCGAATCCGGAAGGCGTTAAGAGGTTCTCCTCGACGGAGTAAGGATTGCCCCTCTGGCTATCTTGAGATGGGACCCGTACCCAGCGGGTATGATCTCTCAAGATTAGAGGAGGTCGAGGCGATTAACGCGGAGGTGAAACGTGTAAGGACTGTTAGAGGCGGTACCGAGGGTGGCTTTGTGAAGCCTCGGGAGCCCGTCTTCAGGACAAGCGCGGAGTACTCTCCCGTTTTATCCGAAGAGGTTCTTCATCCCAAGCGTGTAGCCAGGGAGACACTCACCCTCAGGTGTCTTTCCTCCGCTTGGGAGAGAAAACAATTTAAAAGATTGGGGGAGGCCGAACATCAGGGCGTAGCTGACCCTGATGACGTCTTTGGTGAGACGAGTTTCTGGGAGACGATTGAACCTGGTGTAAAATCACCTCGTGCGAACCACGTCATCGGCCTCGTGCGTGAAGCGCGGAAGCGAAGGAAGCTGTGTCAGGCCCCACGGAGCGTAATGGTAGAGTCCCTCTTGGAGGGCTTGCGGATGGAAGGCACCGTATCCAGCGGTGCTAGTTTCGTCCGACTCGGCCGCGTTGGCTCCAACCAAGCTGACACGTCAATAAAATAACGAGTGAAGAAGGCTTCGCACAGCCGGCCTTCTGGGATCATACCTCGAAGGTATGTGTAGGACAGCAGACCTAGCGCCCTGCGCTTTGGTAGCGTCCCACTAGACGGTTCTTTCGGGAACTGAACGGTGGTAGAGACCAGCCCTACGATACCGGACAGATTGCCGCCCGGAGGGAGTCGAGGCAACCGTGTGTGCCTTCGGATCTTGTCCTACCTGCTGGAGCGCAGGAGTTAGAC